CCCTCACACCCTGCGCCTCATCATCGAGCGCGCATACAAGGCGGCGCTGTCTTTCGCGGTGCTGGTTCTGCTCGGACATATCGGATGGTCGGTCGGGACCGTGATCGGGGAGGCGCTGCGGTGAGCCCTCACGATATCCTTAACGGCCCGCATCGCAGCGAGGTCATCGAAGACGGCGGCACTCCGCTCGTTATCAGCGAGCCGCTGCAATTCATTCCGCTTGTCCGCACGTGGGATCGCGAGCGCGGCGTTTTTACCGACCGCGCCTCTCACGGCACAGCCCGCAAAGGGGCTGGGGTATGAACGCGGCCGGAGCAGCTTTCGCGAAAGCCCAAACGGATGACCCGATCAATCGGCATCCTGAGGACTATTACCCAACGCATCCCGGCGCGACCAAGGCGCTGCTTACGGTCGAGCGCTTCGATGGCCCGATCTGGGAGCCGGCTTGCGGCGAAGGTGATATGTCCCGTGTGATCGCGGATGCCGGCTATGACGTCATCAGCTCGGATCTGTTCGATCGAGGCTACGGCGAAACCGGCGTCGACTTCCTCACGGAATGGCAGGCGCGGGCACCGAACATCGTGACCAATCCGCCCTTCAAAGAGGCGAAGATGTTTGTCGATCGCGCGTTGCAGCTGACCAGCGGCAAGGTCGCCATGTTCCTCCGTCTCGCCTTTCTTGAAGGATGCGAGCGCGGGAAGTGGTTTCCTGAAACACCGCTCGCTCGAATCTGGGTCATGTCGCGGCGCGTACCAATGCAGCGGGGCCGGCTGTCCGAGAAGGGCGATGGGCATGGCGTAATCGCCTTCGCATGGCTTGTTTGGGACCATGCCCATACCGGCGCGCCTTCGCTTGGCTGGCTTGATTGGAAGGACGCCTCGCTTCGCACCAACACGCCCAACACAAACCACCCCGCATCCAGAGAGACTGAACCAGCTCGGGGTGTGGTGGAAGAACAGCATGGGAGCTGAATAGGTGAAAACACGTACGAACGTCTTTTGCGCCGCGCAGCCTCTGACTGAAACCCGTTTCGGGGAGTTACTGACCGCTGCATGGGGCAGGGTGCGCGCAAAGCACACCGGGGCGTCCTTCGCGGAAGCCCTGGGTGTCACCCCGGAAACCGTCGGAAACGCGCTGTCCGGCCGCACGATGCCGAAGGGTCACACCATCTTCAACAGCCTCCGCGCAGACCCGACCGCATTGGACGAGGTTGCTGCGCACTACGGCTTCAAGCTGATCCCGCTGAACTCGGACGCCGCCAACGATCTGGCGACCGCCGCCGGGACGATCGAGGCGATGGGCGCGATGGTCCGGTCGCTGGACGATCACCACCGTGACCACAACGAGACACTCGCGATTGCCCAGCTTCTCCGCCCACATCTGCCGGCGCTGAACGCGATCGTGAACCAGGCGGATCAATTGAGGGGTGCAGCATAATGTCCGACAATTCATCTTCATCTTCAAGCGGCGTCAGCATCCTCGGATTGCTTGGCGTGCTGTTCATCGGCCTCAAGCTCACCGGCTTCATTAACTGGTCATGGTGGCTGGTCCTGCTGCCCCTGTACGGCGGCTTTGTCCTGTTCGTGGTGGTCCTTGCGGTCTGCTTCGGCGTGGGCGTCGTCAGAGCGCTGCGGTCGTGAAATCCCACCACCTACAGCGCGAGCCGCTGGTCATCCGCTCCCGCGTCGATGGAACGATCTACTTCGTCGATGGCGATGTGCTGAACCTCAGAGAGAAGAAATCCGCTGCCAGCGCGAAGGGATGGCGGACACGGCGGGGGCTTAGCTGACGAGATCGCCGGGCGGGAATGGGCCGCCGCCCGATTGGAAGCGAACGACGGCCCTGCACAGAAGCGAGGAGTTTTATGATGGAAATGAGTTCGGATATCAAGGAACTGGCAACGGCCTTTTCCAAGGCGCAAGCCACGGTCGAGGGCGCGGCGAAGGACAGCTCCAACCCGCACTTCAAGAACAAGTACGCAGACCTTAGCTCGGTCTGGTCGGCCTGCCGCGATGCGCTCACCAAAAACGGCCTTTCTGTGGTGCAGTTCCCCGGTGAGCTGATCGACAACCGCATGACCATGACGACGATGCTGATGCACTCGTCAGGCCAGTGGATGCGCGAGACGCTTTCGATCCCGCTGAGCAAGGTTGACGCGCAGGGTTATGGCTCGGCAACGACCTACGCCCGCCGCTACGCCCTTGCCGCAGTTGTCGGCGTATGTCCCGAGGATGATGACGGCAACGCCGCCAGCCAGGGAGCGCCCGCCCGCCAGAACGGTACGCAGCAGCAGGCCCCGCAAGGTAAGATCACCGCGCAGCAGCGGGTCGAGCTGGAAATGTTGATCAGGGATGTCGGCGCCAGCGAAGGGGCGTTCCTCGATTATATCAAGGTCGAGAAGCTGGAGGACATCAGGGCCGCCAATTTCGATCAGGCGAAGCGCGCACTTGAGGCGAAGCGCCAGCGGAAGGCCGCGTGATGGCTACGCAATTCGAACAGGGAACCGAGGACTGGTTTGCGATCAGGTGTGGCCGGGTGACGGCCTCGCGCGTCGCCGACATCATCGCCAAGACGAAATCGGGGCCAAGCGCGTCGCGGGCTAACTATGCCGCGCAGCTTGTCGTCGAACGCCTCACGGGCTTTGTCGAACCGTCATTCCAGAACGCGGCGATGCAATGGGGGATCGAGAAGGAGGCCGAGGCGCGGACTGCCTATTGCTTCCTGGCCGACGCCGCCGTTCTCGAGACCGATTTCGTCCTGCACCCGGAAATCTTCATGGCCGGCGCGTCACCGGACGGGCTGGTCAATGAGGATGGGCTGGTCGAGATCAAATGTCCCAACAGCGCGACGCATATCGAGACGCTGCGTAACGAGTCCATCCCCGACAAGTATGTCGTGCAGATGCTCTGGCAGATGGCCTGCACCGGCCGCCAGTGGTGTGATTTCGTCTCTTATGATCCCCGCTTCCCGGAAGCCATGCGGCTGTTCGTCAAGCGCGTCGAGCGTGACGATACCCGCATAGCCGAACTGGAATTGGCCGTGCGCGAGTTCATCGCAGAGGTCGAGGAAACCTGCGCGGTCCTCAACGCCAAGCACACTCCCAATCCATATGTCGACGGCAAGATCGTCGATCTTCTGAGGGCCTGACATGCAATTTATCACCATTACCGGCAATCTGGGCCGCGACGCGGAGTACCGCGAAACACAGAGTGGCGATCAGGTTTGCTCGCTCAACGTCGGTGTAAAGCAGGGCTGGGGCGACAAGGCCAAAACCAACTGGTTCCGCGTTTCCGTCTGGGGCAAGCGCGCCAAGTCGATCGGCGACAATTGTTTCAAGGGAATGCTCGTCACCGCCGTCGGGGAACTGACGATCGGCGAATATGATGGCAAGCCACAATATGAGGTTCGCGCCTCTGATGTGGCTTTCCAGCCCCGCCAAGGCGGTCAGAAGGCCGCTCAGGACGACCGCGCGTCTGGTTGGGGCGATGACGGGGACGCGCCCTTCTGATGCCGCTCCCCGCTCGCCTCAAAGAAGATCACTTCAAGCCCAAGGCCCGCGTGCGCTCAACCGCGCACCGGGATTGGGTAAGGGACCACTTTTGCTGCGTCGATGGATGCCAGCAGATGCCGATCGAGGTTGCCCACATCAACCGGGCATCGACGCGCGGCATAGGCGAGAAATCGAGCGACGCTTTCACGATCAGTCTCTGCCGAGACCATCATTCCGAATCCCACCGTGGCGAGAAGACGTTCGCTGCCAAGTACGGGCTCGATCTGCTCGACCTGGCGCACGAGTTCTACCGCCGCTCCCCGCACCGCCAGAAACTGGATGACCCTTACAATGGCTAGTCTGTCTGTCGTTTCCGAACATGCCATGGACCGCGCCATCGACGAAGCCGAACGGCTGTTCGTCGATGCCGGCCGGGCGAAGGTTCAGGCTGAGGCAATGGACCTGCGCCGCAAGCGGGTCCGTGCTGTCCTGTTCGTCAAATACAAGGCCGATGGCAACGCTGCCGGCGCATCGGAACAGATGGCCGAAGCCGATACAGAATATGCGCTAGCCTGCGATGAATGGGAGAAGGCCGCCACGACTGCCGAGGTTCTGCGCGCGCAGGCGGAGGCAAAACGGCTCCGGTTCGAGGCGTGGAGAACCCAAAGCGCGACAGCCCGCGCACAGATGAACCTGCGGTGATGGCTATGAAATTCCTGCCGCGCCAAAGAGCCGCCCGGTCATCGCCCACACTCGACGCTTTCGCCGACCTGATCGCCGATGGCATCGCCCCGCGCGACGCCGCCGAGCAGATCGGAAAACGTCGTGCCTATGGCGATCTTCTCATGGTCAAGCTTCGTCAGCGGTTGGGGCCGCAGGCGATATGAGCGGCACATTCCGCTGCGGCCATCCGCGCACACCCGAGAACATCAAGAAATTCTCCAGCACGAGAGGCGAGCGCTGCGCCACCTGTTACAAGGATGCTATCGATCGCTATCGGCTGTCTCATCACACCAAGGCCAGGCCGGGTAGGCCGCAGAAGTATTTCAGCGAAGCCGCCATAGCGCACACCCCGGAGGACATCGCCTATCGCGAGATGGTGACGCGCGGGACCGAGATGCTTGGCGCTGCGGTCGACAAGTTGGCCCGCAAGATGCGGAGGGCGGCATGAAGGTTATGCTGTTCGAACGCAACATGCTGGCACTTCACAGTGCGATTGCGCATGCGACAGGTGTCCCGACCCGCGATCTTGTCGGCCGCGCTCGGCACCGTGAAGCGGTAGAGGCCCGTTTTGCGGCGTTTCTCGTGCTCCGCGAGCGCACAATTGCCGATCGCCCGATGTCCACAACCCGTATTGGCCGGGTGTTCAACCGCGACCATTCTACGGTCATCGACGGATTGAAGAGGGCCAGGGACCTGATGGCCGACCCGGCATTCGCAGCGACATACGACCGCGTCAAGCAAGCACTGGGGACATAGACACCATGGGGGGCGACATCATCCTGCCTTGGCCGCCGAAGGAATTGAGCCCGAACGCTCGGGTTCATTTCCACACCCGCGCCAGCCATGCCCGCTCATATCGGGAATCCGCCTATTGGCTGACCCGCGCCAGCGATGTGATCGCTCCGGGCGATGGCGATATAGTGCTGCGTCTCGACTTCTACCCCCCCGACGCCCGCAAGCGCGATCTGGATAATATGCTCGCCAGTGCCAAGGCTGGGCTGGACGGGCTCGCCGACGCGCTGTGCGTCAATGACCAGCGGTTTGCTCTGCACCTTCACCGCCATGCACCCCGGAAGGGCGGCGCGGTCATCGTGAGTATCGAGAGATGAAATTCGCCGGAGCGGTTTGGGCCGCGCTCCGAGGAACGCGAAGCACGGCCCGCCACACAACGAATGGAGAATCTATCATGGTAAGCCTGTTGAAGAAAGTATCCAACGCCCCGACCGGGGTTCCGTTCGCAACCATGCACTGGCTGGAGGAGGCTGTGCGTCGAGGCCAAGAGACGGTTTACACCGATCGCGTCGTCATAACGCCTGGCGTCGCGGCTGAAATTCTTAATCGAAACCCCGACAATCGCAACTTGAGCCCGACCAAGGCAGAGCACTACGCTTTGGATATGGCGGCGGGCCGCTGGTCAGAAAATGGCGAGACGATCATCGTTTCAAAAGATGGCCTTTTGAATGACGGCCAGCACCGGATGCAGGCCCTGATTGATGCCAATGTCTCGCTTCCGTTCCTGTTCGTTTTCGGCGTCGATCGATCGACCCGCACAACCGTCGATCAGGGGCGCGCGCGCTCTGCTGGTGACTATCTCAGCATGGGCGGTACTCAATACGCGAAAAACGCATCTACGGCGGCGAAATGGATCATCGCCTATGAGCGCAGCGATGGCCGCAGCATCAGCCAGCGCGCCAAAATTACCAATGCCGAAATCGTCGCGCGCGTGCGGGCCGATCCAGAAATCGTCGCCTCGTGCGCCTTCGCATTCCATGATTATATGGCGTATCGGAGCCTGTTCAGCCTGACCACGATGGCGGTTTGCCATTATATCCTGTCGGAGGTCGATAAGGACGACGCGAAGGCTTATCTGAGCGAAGTCGCTGTCGGCGAAAATATCAAGCGGGGCGATCCGGCCTTTGCTGTGCGCGCGGCCTTCCTCTCGGCAAACAAGGAACGCCAGGAGGGCGTGGAGATCATTCTCCACGGATGGAACGCATGGCGCCAAGGCAGGCCGCTAAAGGTAGCAAAGTCCTACGGCTCCCTGCCGGCGCTGATCTAAGCCATGAAGACCATCGCCCTATCGCCGGAGGATATAGAGGTTGGGGAGCGCCATCGTGCGCTCTCCGCTTCGGCGGTCGATCACCTCGCCAAATCCATGGCCGACATAGGACTCAGGCAACCCATCACGATCCGGGTGATGGATGAAATGATCGTGGAAGGTCGCCTTACGTCTGGGGTGCCGGTGCTCGTCGCCGGACATCACCGGCTTGCCGCCGCTAAGCAACTCGGGTGGCCCCATATCGACTGTATCGAGGTCGATGACGACGCGATCAGCGCGGAGCTGTGGGAGATCGCGGAGAACCTTCACCGGCACGACCTGACGAAGGAGCAGCGGGACGAGCACATCCGTCGCTATGCTGAATTGATTGAGCAGCGGAAATCGTTGGTGCCGCAAAATGCTGCACCAACGGATCTGCGTAGCGATGGCCGGCGCAAAGGCCCTCAGCACGAGAAGGGAACTGCCCGCCTGATCGCGGACGAAACAGGCCTTAGCGTCGATACTGTGCGCCGCGCGCTCAATCCTGCGCCCATCCCGATAAAGCCCGCCCAGCCTGCGGAGAGCGAAGCGGAGGCTATAATCCGGGAAGCCAATGCCATCGTCTCGGCATGGAACCGCGCCCGGCAAGAGGCTCGTGATCTGGCTCTTGAGCAGATCGACACGCCTGTTTTCGACCGGACCCGCGCGGCATGAACGACGCGCTGCTTCAAGAGCTATTGGATGCTGGCACGCCGCCCCTGCTTGTCGCCAAGGTGGCGGCTGAGATCGCGCGTGCCAGCGCCGCCAATGATATTCTTGAGCAGCGTCGCGCCAACGAGCGTGAGCGTAAAGCCCGCGCCCGGTCACGTGAAGTCACGGGACAGCACGTGACGGCACGGGACAGTGCGGACACACCCCTTTCCCTTTCCCCCAATGAAAATAATTCTAACCCCCATACCCATACCCCCGTGAGTAAACCCCGCGCGCGTAAGGGCTGGCCTGTCCCTGATGGGGTTGAGGCTGGGCAGTGGGAGGCGTTCTGCCGGCAGCGGAAGAAGCCGCTCAACGATCACGCATACCAACTTTTGACCGGGAAGCTTTTGAGCATGGCCCGCGACGGATGGCCGCCAGGCGAGATGATAGACCTCGCGATTGAACGCGGATGGGAAACCGTTTTTGCCCCGAAGGAATTTCGCAATGTTGAACGCTTCCGAGACCCGAGAAATGGCAGAACGCCGGCAAGCGGCTCCAGCATCCTCGAACGCCTTGATTCCGACGACTTTGCAGCCGGCATCGCCTAGGCAATTCAGCCTCGAACTGCTTGGGTGCCTCACCCTGGTAGCCCCGGCCGGCATGTCCGAGGATCAACGGGTTGAGTGGATAAAGGTCGCTCGGGCCACGCTGGGCCATCTGCCCGCCGATCTGCTCGCTATTGGTTGCGCCGAGGCCCGGAAGGTGGCGGATCACCCGGCGAAGATCGTTCCCGCGATCATGCGGATGGTCGAACCGATGCTCGATCGCCGCAAGCGCATCCACGCCGAGCCTATCCCCGTCGAGCGCCGCATCGGGAAGGGCTGCATCACGCCCGCCGAGGCTCTGCGCGCCGCCGAGCAAATGAAGGACGCGCCGGCATGGTTCCGCGAAGCTTTCGGAGCGAAGCCATGACCAGCATGATCTCGAAAATGGCGCGGGCGTTGGACCGAGCAGCCGAGGAGTGGTCGCGCGCAAACCCAGGCAACATTGCGGAAGAGTGCCCCTATGAAATCCTCGCCACCGCCGCCCTCCAGGCCCTACGCGAGCCTACGGAGGAGATGTGGGGCGGCCTCGCTCGACAAATTATGATGTGGCTGGACATGGGCGACAGAACGCCGCGCGCCTTGTTCCGGCACCTGGGTGTGCAAGGCGAACGCGCTACACAGTGCCGCATCCGCCATCGAAGCCGGAGAGCATCACGGAACCAAAGGGAAGGAATAGGATATGGGGCGGAAGCGGGGGATCATGATCCACGAGAACACTATCGAGCGGCTGTCCCGGCTATCTCGTGAGAGGGATGCACGCGCCCAGCTAAGCGAGCCCTTGGTGACGACGGAGGCCGAGCGCCACGGCGACTATGAAGATGGCTGGACCGAGATCAACGGGGCCAGAACGCGGGTCAAGGTCAACCGGGGCGGTACGGCCATCGACCGCTGGCTGAACGCCAAGGCCGATGACGTGATGGGCGACCATGAGCGTGCGGCAATCCGCTATTGCCAAAAGCTGTGGCAGGCGATCGACCGCAAGGGCGCGGCTGTGATCCGCGTCGACTTCGGGCGGCCTGGGGAAGCTGAAGCGCAGGCGCTTGCTGAGCTGTCGCAGTTCAAGAAGAAGTTTCCCACGAAGTATTGGGACACTTACGAGAACATCTGTCGCTTCGGTCATGCCGCCGAGCATAGGCAGACGCGGGTGATGGTCGCGTTCGTCGCCGGCATGATCGCGCAGTGGGTCAAAATATGATTTGCATTTGCCGCGCAGCTAAGTTACCCAAATCACCTATCAGAGGAATTGCGCCAAGAGCGCTTGAAGGGCTGGCACATCGCTGGCCCTTTTCCGTTTCGGCTCCGGCCGACCCGTTCGCTTCCAGCAAGCTGTCCAACCTCCTCCAGTCGGCTTCGCGGACAGGCGAACGGGCTTCATCATGAGGTGACCTTATGGCACTTGAGATCAGCTATTGGACCGGCCGCGCCAAGAACGGCACGCAAGCCTATGGCAAGCGCATCTCTTCGGAGACCCGCTCTCTGTCCGGTACGAGCGCACAATCAGGCGCGACGCCTTCCGGTTGCAAGATTGTCCGCATTGAAGCGACCGAGGCTGCTCGCGTTGCCTATGGCTCAAACCCAACGGCAGACGCCACGAGCTTATACATGGCCGCCAATGCCGTGATCGATCGTGAAGCTGAAGTGGGCTGGCTGATCGCAGGCAAGACGGCTTAGGCTATGTCTCCCAACTTTGAGGACGATCAGGTCAAGGAATTGCTTGATCGCACCTCTCAAGGTGAACCCCTTTCGCGCATCTGTCGCGATCCCATGATGCCATCGCGTTCGACGGTCTATGAATGGATTGAGGCTGACGAGCAGTTCGCTGGACAATTCCGCGCGGCGCGCGCGCGTGGCGTTCATGCAATGGCCGAAGAATGCCTGGACATTGCGGACGAGCCTGTAGCGAAGGACGATGGTGTCGCGGTTTCCAATAAGCGCGTGCGCATCGACACGCGGCTACGATTGGCGGGCAAGTGGCTGGCCAAGGAATATGGCGACAAGCTCGACGTGAATTACAATGCGGAGGTGACGCATCGGCATGACCTCAGCGCCTATAGCGCCGATGAACTCGACGCGCTTGAAAAGCTTATCGCAAAGGCTCCCAACGCTACAGGAGATCAGAGCCGAGCGAGCCTCACGAAGCCTGATCGCATTCACTGAATACACGAATCCAGCCTATGAACGGGCAGGACATCACGAACAGATTGCAGCCAAGCTAGAAGCGGTCTCCAGGGGCGAGATTGACCGCCTGATGATCTTCATGCCGCCGAGGCACGGCAAGAGCGAGTTGGCGTCGCGCCGCTTCCCCGCATGGTATCTCGGGCATCACCCTACTCGGCACGTCATCTCAGCTAGCTACAACTCGGACCTATCGACAGACTTCGGGCGCGAGGTGCGCAACCTGATGGCGTCGCCTGATTATGGCGATGTGTTTCCCGGCGTAAGGCTGCGGGCTGACAGTAAGGCCGCCGAGCGCATGAACACCGAGCAAGGTGGCGCCTATTTCGCAGCCGGCGTCGGGACGGCGACAACGGGACGCGGCGCGCATCTGGGCAATATCGATGATCCCTTCAAGGATCGTGAAGACGCCGACAGCGAAACCCAGCGTGAGAAGGTCTGGAACTGGTATCGGTCAACATTTTTCACACGGTTGATGCCAGGAGGCGCGATCGTTTTGACGCTGACCCGTTGGCATGAAGACGATTTGGCGGGCCGCCTCCTCGACCAGGATGGCCGTGTTGAAGATGGCGGGCAGTGGCACGTTCTAGACCTCCCCGCGATCAGCAAGGATGGCAAGGCGCTCTGGCCTGAATGGTATGACATCGGGGCGCTGAACCGGATCAAGGCGACGATCGGACCGCGTGAATGGTCGGCGCTTTACCAGCAGCAGCCGCAACCCGATGAGGGCACGTTCTTCCAGCGGGCCTGGTTCAAGGAATCGGTGAAGCCCGCCGACCTGAGATATTACGGGACGAGCGATTACGCCGTGACTGATGGCGGCGGTGATTACACGGTGCATCGGATCTGGGGCATCTGCCCGCGCGGCAATATCCACCGTGTCGATGGCTGGCGCGGACAAACCAGCTCGGACGTGTGGATAGAGAAGAAGATCGATTTGATCGCCAAATACAAGCCTCTGGCATGGTTTGGCGAGGGCGGGGTGATCCAGAAGGCGGTCGAGCCGATGCTTAGGCGTCGGATGATCGAGCGCAAGACGTTCTGCCGGTTGGAGTGGTTGCCGAGTGTGGCCGACAAGCCGACGCGGGCGCGTTCGTTTCAGGCGCAGGCGGCAATGGGCAAGGTCTATTTCGAGCCGGGCGCCGATCTTTCCGAGTTCCTGGTGTTTCCGGCCGGCAAGCATGACGACGACGTTGACACCGCATCGCTGCTCGGCCGGGCGATCGACCAGGCACATCCAGCGATCCTGAGGCAGGCTGACAAGCCGAAATCACGCGACGGTTGGAATCGGGCATTTAACAAATCCAGTGAGGACGATGGCGCATGGAAGACAGCATGACTGCTGACGCCTACGACATCGGCTATCACACCAAGCGCTTCGAGGAAGCGGAGGACGCGACGCGCGATGCTCGCGCCGACGCCGAGCGGGATCGCGACTATTACGACGGAAAGCAGCTCACCTCGGACGAGCGGGCGGCGCTCAAGAAGCGCGGACAGCCTCCGGTCATCTACAACCGCATCCAGCGCAAGGTTAACTACCTCAAGGGTCTGGAGACGCAAACCCGGAAGGATCCGAAGGCGTTCCCCCGCACGCCGGGCGATGACGGCTCGGCGCAGGCCGCGACCGATGCGCTGCGTTATGTCTGCGATGCGCAGAATTGGGATGCCAAGCGCTCGGATGCCTACGAGAATATCATCGTCGAGGGCACGGCGGCGATCATGGTGGGCGTCGCACAGAGTCGCAGCAAGGCGGCGTTGAACGGTTCAACGGCCATGACACCGCCGACTGTCGATCCCGAACTGATACAAATTCCGTGGGACCGCTTCTACTACGACCCTTATTCGCGCCGGGTCGCTTTCTCGGATGCAGCCTATATGGGCATCATCACCTGGATGGACCTCGACGACGCCAGGCGCAAGTTCAAGGGCCGGGAAGAAGAGATCACCGCGACGTGGATGCAGGCCCGCGACAGCGCGACCTATGACGACCGGCCCAAGTTCAACCTGTGGGCAGACTACAAGCGCAAGCGTGTGCGGGTGAACGAGGAATATTATCTCGGCCCCGATGGCACGTGGATGTGTTGCACATACACCAAGTCCGGCTTCCTGATCGACCCGGCGCCATCGCCCTACCTCGACGAGGCCGGCGAGCCGGAAAATCCTATCAAGGCCATCTCGGCTTATGTCGACCGCGATAACAACCGATATGGTGAAGTGCGGGCGATGATCAGCCCCCAGGACGAAGTGAATAAGCGCCGCTCCAAGGGGCTGCATCTAATCAACTCCCGCCAGTTCCGGCTCAGCCGGTCAGCCCAGTCGGGCAATGGAGGCATGCAGGCTAGCGACTTCAAACGCGAACTGGCGAAACCAGACGGCGTGATCTTTGCCGAGACGGGCGAAGTGGAGGTGTTGGCGACCGGCGACATGGCAGCCGCCAATTTCCAGATGCTGCAGGAGGCAAAGGCTGAGATCGACTTGCTCGGCCCCAATGCAGCGCTGGCGGGCAAGAACGAGAATGATGCATCCGGCCGGGCGATCCTGGCCCAACAGCAGGGCGGCATGGTTGAGGTTGCCTTGCTGATGGACCGCCTGCGGCAGTTGAGCCTCGCCGTCTATGAATCGATTTGGGCGCGCATCCGGCAATATTGGACCGATCAGCGCTGGATCAGGGTCACCGACGACGAGCGCAACCTTCGATGGGTCGGACTCAACGTGCCTCGCACCATGATCGACGTGGCGGCTGAGCGGTTGCAGGGCGATCCGCAGGCTGAATTCAAGCTGGAGATGCTGAAGCGCGATCCGATGGCGCAGCAGCCCGTGGAGATCAAGAACCAGGTCGCGGAGATGTTTATTGATATCGTCATCGACGAGGGCATGGACACGCCGACGGTCGCGGCCGAGCAGTTCGATACGCTGTCGAAGATGATGCCGGCGATGACGCAGCTCCCGCCCGAGGCGCTGGAGATTTTGGTGACGGCATCGAGTCTGCGCGACAAGGACAAGATGCTGGAGATGATCCAGGGCATGAAGGCCAAGGCGTCGCAGCCCGATCCAATGGCCGAGCAGGCCAAACAACTCGAATTGCAGAATGCACAGGCCACGGTCGGCAAAACGCAGAGCGAGACAGCCAAGAACATGGCCGATGCCGAGGCGAAGCGTGCAGGTGCGGCTAGCGACCTGATGCAGGCACAGGCGCAGATGGCGCCGGTCCTGATCAATTGAATCAACGTCGCGAGACGTGGTGCCCGCCGCCGGGGCAAATAGGGCGATACCGGACGACGCGGAGCGGTCGATGACGAGGCACGAACATGGAGAACGGCACGAGTTTCAGTGATATCCTCAACAGTGAACCCGAGGTCGATACGGAAGCCCAGCAGGGGCAACCGCGCGACGAACAGGGACGCTTTGCGCCGGTACAGCCGGCTGAGGAACAGGGCGAAACGCAACAGGAGTTGCAGCAGGAAGCGCCGCCGGCTTCCGAAACCGAACCGAGCCACATCCCGATCGCAGCCCTCAAGGACGAACGGAGCAAGCGGCAGCGTATCGAAGCCGAACACCAACAGGCTTTGGAGCGCTTGCAGCAGTATGAAAACTTTTTCGCGCAGCAGCAGGCACAGCCTCAGGCGGAAGAGATCGACCCGGAACAAGACCCCATTGAATTTCTCGTTCAGCAGGTTTTGGCGCGGGTCGGGCCTCAGACGCAGGAGCAGCAATTCAAGACGCATGTGCATGTGAGCGAACAGTTCGCTCGCACGAAATGGCCAGATTACGATCAGAAGGTGGAGATTTTCAGGGAAGCCTGTCAGCGCCAACCAGTTCTATGGGAGGCGATGAAGGAGGCGGCGGACCCAGCGTCCTATGCCTATAACGCTGCGAGCAACATCCTCGCGGCGCGCAACCTTGGCGACAGCCCTCCACCTTCTCGTGAACAGCTTGAAGCTGAAATCCGCCAGCAGATCATGGCGGAGATCGGCGTCAATCCTTCAGCTCCCGCCGTTCCCACCTCTCTAGCAAACCAGCAATCCAGGGGATCGCGCGGCGGCCCGGCATGGTCCGGCCCAACGCCGCTTTCCAGCATCCTGGGGGGCTGAACGTCCCAAACCCAAGGTTTGCCCGCGTCGCGATGACGCCGGCTTTCCCAGTCCCCGGTTCGCCGGGGCAAGATGGATTTTTTCAACATGGCAGACACTACCGCAGCAACGGGGCTTACGCCTCAACAGTGGGACGACAAGTTCTTCGTCCAGTGGATCCACGAAGGTGGGTTCAAGTCTCTGATGGGCACCGACGAGGCGTCGATCATCCAGGTGAAGGAGGACCTCTCCAAGAAGCCGGGTGACAGCCTTACCTACGCGCTGGTCAACCGCCTCACCAACTCGGCCACTACCGGGTCGGCGGTGCTGGAGGGCAACGAAGAAGACCTCGTTAGCCGCTCTATGCGCGTTTATGTGGACAAGCGCCGCAACGGCGTCCGCGTGTCCGAGATGAACGAGCAGAAATCGGCGATCAATCTCCGCAACGCCGGTAAGGCTGCGCTCATGACCTGGTCGACCGAGGATTTCCGCGACCTGTGCATCAATGCCCTGGGCTCTCTGGCCTCGACTGGCACCAACTCGGTCAACTTCGTCGATCGCACCGCAGCTATCGGCGATGCGTGGCTGGTTAACAACAAACTGCACACCGTGTTCGGCGCCTATGCGGCGGGCGGCTCGGCGGGCGGTACCGATCTGTCGGCCGATCTGGCGCAGCTCGACACCACAGCAGACCTGTTCAACTTCAACCGCCTGGATGACATGATCCTGTGCGCGAAGACGGGTTCTACCACGGTGCCGAAGCTTCGCCCGATCCGCGATCCGGGGAACGGCAAGCGCTATTTCATGGCGCTGGCTAATCCCTATGCGTTCAAGAACCTTCGGGACAGCATCGACACCGAAGTTCTCGCTCTGACCAATGTGGAGGCGCAGGCGTCCAAGCTGTTCGAGGGTGGAGACCTGATGTGGAACGGTGTCATCGTCAAAGAAGTCGATGATTTGCCGATCTACAGCAACATCGGCGCATCGGCGACCACTGAGGTCACTCCGGTCTATCTTCTCGGCGCGCAGGCCCTGGCCTACGCCTCGGCGAAGCGCTGGACCACGGCGACCGAAGAGTTCGATTACGGCGACAAGCACGGCATCGCGGTCGAATCTATCTATGGCGTCCGCAAGCTTATCTTCGGATCGGGCAACGGTGACACCACCACGCCGATCGACAACGGCGTGGTCACCGGCTTTTTCGCCACAACGGGTGCCGGCACCGCCAACGGTCTGAATGCTTCGTCCGGCACCAGCGCCGAGACCGCCTAACCCTCCCCCAACTGAGGCGGGGTTACGGCTCCGCCTCGTTTTTCATTCAACGAGGTAAATCATCATGGCAACTTTGACTGGCCCTCACGCCGCTGCCAATTACCCGGTCGGCGGCCCTGGCCCCGCGAACATGCTGCATGTCGCTTGGGGCACCTACACACTGGCCGCCAATCCCACGGCGAACGATGTCATCCGCTTCTGCAAGGTGCCGGCCGGTGCAACCGTCATCGGCGGTTGGTTTTCCGGCGCCGACATCGACACAGGCACCGAAGCGCTCGACATCGATATTGGCTGGGAAGCCAATGGCACCGATGCGGCCGACACCGATGGTTTCGGCAACTTCGGCACGCTCGACGGCGACGCGGTTTCAATGCTTCGTCCGGTGGCGGGTCTTTACTACCCGTTTGCCAACATCATCCAGGATGCGGGCTTCAAGAAGTTCGCAGCCGAGACCTATATTTCGGGCCTCGTCAACACCGCAGCGAATGCTGGCGGTACCGGCCTGCTCAAGGTCATCGTCCTGTACGTGATGGTCGACTGATAGGCGGGCGGGGCTTCACGGTCCCGCCCACTTTCTTTTTGAGGGAGGCTCGAATGCGCTTCAGGTTCATCGGTCAATACACCAACGGCCACACCAGCATCAACGCGAACGGCGTCGACTTCCAGGGGTATGAGCCCGCCGAAGTCGCCGACAGCGGCGCCATCGCCAGCTTGAAGCGCCATCCGGAATTTGAGGAGGTCGGCGATGAGCCGTCCGGCTTGGAGCCGGTCACGCCGGATGGCATTCAACCCGTCGCCGACGGTCTCGTGCCGAAAGCGCCATCTAAGCGCCGTGGGCGTAAGCCGAAAGCCGCCTGATGGCACGCATCACCTCCTATGCGACGCTGATTGCGGAAATCGATCGCATGCTCGACGGTGCGACCACCGACGACGACGCGGCCGGCTTCATCCAGCGCGCCGAGGAAAAGTTCAACACCCGCATCTACAGCCTTGAGACGGAGGACGCGACGACCGGAACCACGGTTGCCGACACGGCCTATATCGCGCTTCCGACAGGCTATGCGGGCATGATCTCGATCCGCATCGAGGACAATCCGCCGCTTACCCAGCTCTCCCCGAACGATTTCCAGACCAAGTGGCATGAAGCTTCGTCCGCGCTGCCTGAGAATTGGGCGATCATCGACAGTCAAATCTACTTCGGGCCGACGCCTGACGCGGCCTACACGGTCAACATCAACTGTCTGCGCACCCTGACGCCGCTATCGGATGACGATCCCTCTAATTGGCTGCTTGAGCGCCATTCGCGGCTCTATCTGCATGCGGCACTGGTGGAAGCGTCCCTGTCGGGCTGGGAGGATGCTCGCGCCGCGAATTTCGATGCTCTGGTGGAAAAGGTCATCGCTGAAATCAACCAAGCCGACGCACGCCGCCACCGTGGCAACAGCGTCGATACGGTCGCGGTCGAGTATTTCTGATGAAGCAGGCATGGGGCGAATATCTTCCCGACCTTGCCCCGCACGGCGTTGAAGGGCTGGTGACATGCGATGGTGTTTATCCGACCGGCAACGGCTACGCGCCGTTCCGCTCGTTCGAGGCGGCGCCTGAGGGTGATTTGGGGTCCACCTGTCTTGGTGCAACCTCTTATCGCGCCCTCGGTGAGGTGTGGACCTTTGCGGCCGATGCGACCGACATCCATCTATACGACACGACCGGCTACACCTCGATCAACACCGGCATGACCTCTTCGGCCGCTTCAGGGGTGCGCTTCGCCGCCTATGCCAATTACATGCTGGTCACGAATGGCTTCGACGCCATCCAGCTTTTTGACCCATCCAGCCCCGCCGCGACCGCTGATCTGGACGCTAGCGCCCCGACCGCGAAATATATCGGTGTCGTCAAGGGTTTCGTGATCGCTGCCTATGCCGATGATGTTGCGCAGCGGATCCAGTGGTCGGGAAATGGCGATCCCGCCGAATGGACTTCGGGCACGCTGGAATCGGGCGTCTACGACCTCAACAATGGCGGCGGTGACATCACCGGCTTCGTCGGCGGCGACTATGGCCTAATCGTTCAGGAGACGAAGATCATCCGCATGGACTATTCGGCGGATGACGCCGTGTGGCAATATACCGAGATCGCCACCGACATCGGCTGCATCGCACCGTGGAGCCTCGCCAGCTACGGCAAGCTCCTTTTCTTTCTGTCTAATAAGGGACTCATGGCCTGCGACGGGACGACCGTCCAGGCGATCGGCGACGAGAAGGTCAGCCGGACATTCCTTGCCCTGACCGACCTTGCCTATATCGACAATATGAGTGCGGTCGTTGACCCGAAGTCATCGCTCTATGTGGTGTCTATCCCGAGCGCGAGCCCGCCGAGTAGCGTCCTCGTCTACCATTACGGCCTCCAGAAGTTCACGACCGCGCCGATCACGGCGACGCGGCTCTTTTCGGCACTTGGTCAGGATATTTCGCTCGACGCACTCGACGCGATTTACGGCAATCTGGATGCGGTACAGATCAGCCTCGACAGCCCGGCTTTGAGGGGCGGCTATCCACTTCTCATGCTGTTCGATGGGTCTAATACCTTGGGCTCTCTCGCTGGCGAGATGATGGAGGCCAGCTTTCTAGACGTTCGGCGCGAATTGATCCCCGGTCGTCGAGCGCGGGTTACGTCGATCAGGCCAATTGATGACGCAGCGGCGGGCAGTGTGTCGGTTGGTGCCGCATCGAGCCTCGCCGATCTACCCGCCCCCACTATCTTTTCCACTCGCACCAGCGGCGGTTTCTACCGGACGCGAGTTTCGGGCAGTTTCATCCAGGTCGGCCGCCAGATTCCGGCCGGCACCGCATGGACCTTTGCGCAAGGATTCGATGTCGAGGCCATGGAGGGCGCGCGCGCATGACGGCGGTTCCGCAGCTTATCGATAGTCCGGCAAACTCGATGCAGTGGATGAGGTCAGCCGCGCGCCTGCTTAATCAAGTCATCCGCTTCACAATGCAGAAGGGCGCCTCGGCCGACCGCCCCGGCAATCCAACGGACGGCCAGCAATTTTACGACCGGACACTCAAGAAGCCGATTTGGTGGAACACCGAAGACGCCGAGTGGAAGGACGCCACGGGGACGGGAGTTTAGGCAATGGGCCTGTTTAGCAGCGTTTTCGGCAGCAACTCGTCGAGCAAACCGCCCAAATGGGCCAAGCCATACCTTGTGAAGGGTCTCGAGCAAACGCAGCAGGTTTTCGACACCCAGCAGCCGCGCCTCGATACGATGTCGAATCTTGCCCAGAATGCATTTGAATCGATGGCCCCCGGTGCGTTCAGCGACAACGGTTTCGTCCAGGGTGCGCAGGACAGTGCGCAGGCCATATCATCAGGCGGTCTTTTGGGCGCCAATCCGGGGCAGGCCACCTATGGGCGCATGATGCGGGGCGGCAACGACCCGTCCATGTCGGCGATGGGCCGGATGGCTTATGGCGACAACACGAACCCGGCCAGCAAATATGCGGAAGGCGTGGCGCAAGGAAGTTTCCTGAACCAGCAGCCAAGCGCCGGTCTCTACGGGGACATGATGGACCCACGCTATTCGACCTCAAACCCCTATCTTGAGTCCATGGTCAATCAGGCGCGCAACAACGCGATGACGCAGACCAATCGGCTGTTCGCGACGCGCGGCATGGGCACGGGTATTTCGACCCCTTATGCGGCGGCAGCGGCCGGGGCGACCACGAACGCCGAAAACGCCTTGCGTTATCAGGCGTACAACGACGCGGAAGGTCGCCGGCTTCAGGCCGCAGGCCAGTCCGATAACGCCTTCGGCGCCGAGCGCAGCCGCATGGACGCTTCGACCGGCCTTCTGGGCAACATGGCCGATAACGCAGCCAACCGCTCGCTGTCGGCGGCGCAGTCGCTCGGCAACCAGTTCAACGCCGGTCAGGATCGATCGCTCGATGCGGCCAAGGCGGCGGATTCGGTACAAGGCAACCAGGTGCAGCAAATATTGTCGGCCATCGGCATGACACCTGGCCTGCGGAGCGCGGACTATGCGGGCGTCGATCCGGCCTTGTCGTTGCTCAATTCGGCGGCGACGATCCCATGGGTCGGCGTCAACGCCTACAATGGCGGGATCACTGGCCTGACGGGCAAATATGGCACGCAGACTTCGACACCCAGCGTCGCTGGTGCGATCGGCCAGATCGCCGCTATCGCCTCGGATCGCCGTCTCAAGACGAATATCGAGCGCGTCGGCGAAATGGACGACGGGCTAGGGGTCTACGAGTTCGACTATGCCGATCCGGCCCGCTTCGGCGAGGGACGCTTCCGAGGCGTCATGGCTGATGAAGTTGGCGAGCTTCGGCCATGGGCGCTCGGACCGCTGGTCGATGGCGAATACCAAACCGTCAACTATGGAGTGCTGTGATGGGGCTGCTAGGCGAAGGTGGCGGCATGGACGAGATTCTCCGCCGCCTCGGTATCAACATCGGCGGCCAAGGCGGCGGGATGGGCGGCGCGCCTGGCACCGCTGGCGCCGCTCCGGTTGGCGGCCCCGGCACGATGCCGGCCGGACCTGCTGGCGCGATGCCGCTCGGCGCCCCTCAGCTGGACACCTCGCTTTCCGCCGACCCCTATGCCGGACAGCGACCGGAACATGGCGGGTTGCGGGGCTTGATCGACAAGGGGGTCAACGCACTGGGCGGATCGGATCGCCTGAAGGAGATCGGCGCGATCCTCATGGCGGGCGACGGGAACACGTCGATGCTCAACTATCTGGCGCGCCAAAAGGAAAATGCACAGCAAGACGCGCGCGAACTCAGGTCAGAAGATCGGGCTGATCAGCGCTTCGACCGGCAGCGGGCTGCGCAGGATCGCGAGTTGAAGATATTCGGTGATTCCGAAACAGGCTTCAAAGGCATCAACGGGCTTGGTGAAATCACCGATCTGCTGTCTGGCTTGGGTCCAAAGAAGACGCAGGCAGAACTCAATTACGAAGCGATGATGAAATTGCCGCCCGAACAGCGCGGTCAATTTCGCTCGATGCTCCCAGGCTACGGGCTGACCGATGACGGGGTAAACGCCTACGTCACCCGCACCAATCGGTCTCGGGCACCAAAGACTGGCGGCGGCGCGGGCGTCACCCCAACAGCGCGCGCCAGGTACATCGCAGAGGCCGAAGCCGCCATCGCACAGGGCGCCGATCCGGCGAAGGTTCGCGCTCGCCTTGCCAATATGGGAATTCACTGATGGGCATCTTTAGCGACCTGATTCCGGGCGGCGGCGGAAAAGCTGGCAAGATGTCTGCGCAGGAAAGCCCCGAATTGAGCCGAGCACGCGAGAACAACGAGCAGGGCCGCGACATCTTCCCCGCGCTCGCGGAGACGTACCGCGTCGCCCAGCGCTATCCAGGCGGCATCCCCCAAAACGTGATCGACAAGGTACGCAAGGGCGTTGGGTCGGATGATCCGGTGGCTCAGGACTACCAGCTTTTCGACACGCTTGCCGGTCGCGCCGCGCTCGCCAAGTTGAAGCTGTTTGCCCCGGTCTCGAACGCAGAATTCCCGATCGCCAAAAGCATCGGCGCGAATCCGGTTCTGAAGTTCGACAACAACAAGCAGATCATCGGGCAGGACTTCAGCAACGCATCTCGTGCCTATTTTCAGAATGCATTCAAGCAGCGCTGGGCCGCGAAGAATGGCGGTCTGAACGGACGAGACAAGCAGGGCCACAGCTACGCCGAAGACTTGTCTCGCGTGATGCGGCAACCGGGTATCCAAAATCTGATGCAGGCCCCGTGGAAGCGCAAAGGCGCGGCCAAGGCGAAGGTCATTGACTTCAACGAGCTGGACGACTGATGCCCGACGTTCGGATGCCAGATGGCACGATCATTCGTAATGTCCCGGAAGGGACGACGAAGGCCCAGCTTCAGGCGAAGCTCGCTAGACGCGCCCCTGCGCCAGATCGGGGGAATGCCTTGGGCTATGCCGATACGGTCGCTCGCGGCCTGTCGGACACAATGACTTTTGGGACAGCCGATAAGATCGTCGCTGGACTGAACTCCGTCATCCCTCTCGACAAGGCGACCAACCCGAACATCAAGAGCGTGTGGGAGACTGGTGATCTCGGCGACGCCTTCCGCAACAATCTCGGACAGGAAGAGGCCATCGCAGCACAGGACAGCAAGCAGCGTGGCGGCCTGCGCACGGCGGGCCAGATCGCGGGCGCGGTCATCGGGCCCGTACCTGGGCGCGGCTTGATCGCAAAGGGTGCTGCCAACCTCGGCAGGCTGGCACCTGTCGCCCGCATTGCCGCAGAGGGCGCGGCCCAGAGTGCTGCGCATGGCCTGGGCTCCGGCAGCACAACTTCTATCAGAGAGCGTTTGGGGAATGCCGGTATGGAGGGCGCACAGGGCGCGGTCGGCTCCCTTGTGGGTGCTGGCATCGTGAGGGGCGGCGCGCGCGCCATCTCGCCCGTCGTCAACCCGGCCGTGGCCAAGCTTGCGAAGATGGGTGTCATCATGACACCCGGCCAGCGCGCGGGCAGGGGTGTCCGCCAGTGGGCGGAGAACGTCGCCGAGAGCGTTCCCGGCCTTGGCGTGCCCATCCGCGCCGCCAAGCGCAGAGGGCTTGAGCAGTTCAACGCTGGAGCCATTAACGAAGCGCTGAAACCTATCGGAGCCATGCTGCCGAAGAAGGCCACTGCCGGTCGCGCGGCGATCGAGGCGGCGCAGGAGGCCATCAGCAACAGCTATGACCAGGCCTTATCGCAGGTGCAGGCCCCGATCGATGACATCTTCCAGCAGGGTATCGGCGCTACTGCCCAGCGAGCCGCAACCCTGCCCCCCAATGAGGCAGCGGCCTTCAAGCTGATCATGGAGCGCAAGGTCGGCCCACTTCTGTCAGGTAAGGCCGCGCTGGACGGTAAAGCTCTGCAGGACGTGACGCGCACCCTCCAGACCATGGCCGCCAAGGCGGATAACGGCGACGTGGCCGGCGAGCTGCTCGCCGACGAACTGCGCGCTACCAGGCAGCATTTCATTGACCTTGCCGCTCGGCATTCGCCAGAGGGAACTGACGCTTTCCTCCGCGCCAATGCGGCCGAGGCGAACATGAACCGGATCTATGACGCGGCAGGTAAAGCGCATGGCGATGGCGTGTTTACACCCCAACAACTTGCCACCGCTACCAGCAAGAAGGGTTTCGGCACCACGACCAAGCGCGCGGCTGCAGGCAAGGCCAGATTGCAGGACGTGTCGGACGCCGGAAAGGCGGTCCTGCCGAACACCGTCCCCAATAGCGGCACCACAGAGCGCAACGCTTTCATGGTCGGTTTGGGCGGGATCGGTACGGGCACTCTCGGCATCAATCCGGCGATGGCCGGTCTAGCCGCCCCGGCGCTCCCATATGCGCCTGGCGTTGACGCGCTACTCCAGAAACTTGCGCTTCGCGGCCAAGGCAAAACGGCGAAATCGCTTGCCGAGGAGATACGGAAGCGGGCGTACATCGGGGGGATATTTGGTGCCCCGGTGGCGCTCCAGGTAGGCGATTGACCAAGTAGCAAAGCCGGCGGCGATCAGCCCGCCCGCTGCAACGATGGCGCCCTTGATCGCCATCACCGTGAACATTGTGGCCATCCCGCCACCCTAACCGAAACGACCGTCCCAATCCACCCTGCTTCTGCGGGGCTTTTTCTGTGAGGCTCGAATGGCCAAGAACACCGTAGAATCGTGGGATACGACTGCCTCGAACAATACTGATATCGGCGGGATCAACCTTGCCGAGGGCTGGGCAGCGGCGGGCGCCAACAACGCCTTCCGGGAGGGCATGAAGCAATTCGCGACGTGGCTGGCTACGCTCTTTGCCACTGCTGCCGATTTCATCGCGGGCACGTCCTCAACCAAGGCGCTGACACCAGACGCGATCACCGATCTCACGACGCCGACGACGGTTGCCTATGGCGCGACGATCACGCTCGACATGGACACGCTGACGAGCCTTAACCTCAAGACGACGCTGACCGGCAATCTGACGCTGGCCAACATATCAAATAAGAAGATCGGCAAGGTCATCCGCTACCGCCTGACGCAGGACGGGACGGGCGGGCGCACGATTACATGGGGGAGCGATTATGTCGCGGCGGGCGGCCTGCCGTCACTCTCATCGACCGCTGGGGCTAAGGATTGTTTCTATCTAACCATCGAATCTTCCACCGAAGTCTCGGTTGATTACGGCCGGAGCTATTCGACGTGATCCCCGGCATTATGATGCCACCGCCTCTCACGCGCGAGACTGGCACGGACTTCGTCGCGATCCAGACGGACACCGTGTCAAGCTCGACGATGGCGACCCTCGGCGCGGTGGCCGGTGATATCGTCTTCGTTTTCGCTGTCAGCGGCGGCACCCCGACGCTATCAGGTGGCGTCGCGTTGACCAGCATAGGCGGGGGCGGCTACTACAAAAAGCTCGTCAGTGGCGACCTGACGCGCAACGTCACGAATAGCAACGTCGTGACGGTTATGATCCTGCGCGGCGGCTCGACGATAGCACTGGCGGTTAGCGACAGTTCGGCCTTGGCGGCGAGCAATCGCAGCGTTGCGGGATATACCAAGAATGCCGCCCATTATGGGCAGTTCGGGGCGATCTGGACGGGAACGTCGCTCGCCACCGTATCGATCAGCAGTCCAACGACCTTTGCCCAGCGCGCCAATTATGACCCGTCACTTGGGGGCATAAACACGGTCTATCTCGCGACACGCTTTCAGCCAGCCAACGCGCCCTACATCAGCGGCACGGCCTTTGTCTGGTCATCCTCCGGGACGACGAACAACTTTGCCATGTTCGAGGTTCGGTCATGATCGAACCGCTCCGGGTCAATCGGCTTCAACCATTTATCGAAACCGCCAACGGGGGCGTGCCGTGATGGATCAACCCTCTTTCCCTGGCAACATCGAGGCCGCGTTCGTGCGCTTGGAAGGTAAGATCGATCGCATTGTCGACAAGATGGACCATCAGAACGAGGAGACGATGCGCGTTCGCGATCGGGTCCATGAGATGGCGAACGACCTTACCCCGCTGGTGATGCTCAACATCCCCGACAAGATAGCCGACTTCCAAGGCCGCATCACCTCGCTCGAATCCGATCGCGAACAACGCAAGGGGGCAATGATCGTTGTGCGCGGCCTGTGGGCGCTAGCAGGGTTCATCTGTGGCGGCGGGGTTATCGGCATCATTCAATACGCTGGAGGTGGATCGTGACACCTATCCGCTACCTCACCATCCACTGCGCGGCGACACCCGAAGGCCGCGACGTTTCCGCCGACACCATCGCGGCCTGGGACATCGCGAAATTCGGCCAGGAATCCTACCACCACATCGTCACGCTCGACGGGCACGATCATGTCCGCCTGCCCGATACGCGGCGCGGCGCCCACGTCGCCAAGGCGAACACCGGCAATATCGGCGTCTGCTATGTCGGTGGATGCGACAAGCAGATGCGGCCGAAGGACACCCGTACCGAGGCGCAGAAGATCACGCTGCAGGCGATCGTGGCGGCCTATCGCATACGCTATCCGGGGATTGTCGTGCGCGGGCATAATGAGTGGCCGGGGGTGGCGAAGGCGTGTCCGAGTTTCAGTGTGGCCGCCGAGATAAAGGCGGGCAAGCTATGAAGCTGGTCGATCTAGAGCCGCGCTATTATGTGGTGAGTGGCAACCCGCATCCGGTCGGAATAACCTTCCGCTGCCCGCATTGCCATGCCAGCGGGCAGCGGCTCGCGATTGCCGTCCATCTTGACGGCACGAAGATGGATCCGGACCCGGACAATCCACAACAGCACGGCGCTGGCGAGTTCGTTTGGACGATCGCGGGTGGGGACAGCTTCGAGAACCTCACCCTGACGCCATCCATTGATGCAAGCCGTGGCGGCCATTGGCATGGCTTCATAACGAACGGGCGGATCGAGGGGGGCATATGAGGCTCAACGCCCTACGTGGACCCAACGCCGGCCACTTCGATGTAGCCCGCATCCTGTGGGCGCTCTCGGTCGTCGCGGGCATCGCCTATCCCGGCGTTCACCTGATCGTGAACCATCAATTCTCGATCATCGAGTTTGGCACCGGCATGGGCATTTTGCTCGCGGGCGGCGGTGGCGCTGTGGCCATGAAAGATACGGCGGTTGCGAAGGCCGTGAAGGGAGGCGAGGCATGAACAACGATCTCGACAATCTACCACGCACGCTTCTGATCGGCTGTGCTGTCGTCCTTCTCGGTATCGCGGCGATGGTTCTGCTTGTCATCGGCGCGATCAAGGGGCTGCTGTCATGATGCCCATATGGCTCTATATCGCCGCAGGAAGCGCGCTGGCTGGGGCCGTGGGAGGCTGGGCAGTCCGAGACGCCTTCGCGGACAGCGCTGCCCTGAAGGCCGCAAATCGCCTCATAGCCGAGAAAGACCAGATGCAGGGGAAGATCGACCGGCAGGCCGCTGGGTTCGAGGCCTTTCGTCAGTCGATCGATCCTGTCCGCACTGAAGCCACTAACACCATTCGCGAGGTCTACCGCAATGTCCCGGTTCCTGCCGATTGCGCTCTGCGCCCTGACGCTCTCCTCGTGCTCGAGGCCGCACGTCAGCGTGCCAATGCCGCCGCCGGCGGCGAACCTGGCGAGCCCCTGCCCACAGATAGCAGCCGTGCCGCCACTCGACCCTGAACGCGCGCAATGGGAGGCGGGCCTTCTGCTCACCTATGCCGAATGCGCGGCCAAGCACTTGGCGACGATCGGCGCGTGGGACGACGCGGTGAGGCGCAAATGACCGTCCACATCCAACCCTGGTGGCAAACCCTCGCCCTTTGGATCGGAGCACTACTGTCCGTGGCTGGCTTCGTGCTGGCCTTCCGCGTCCTGCACAAGGGCGACATCGATATCGAAGAGGAAGACGATGAAGAATCTTGACCGCCACCTGTCGCGCCTGCGGGCTCCGGAACTTGGCCTCGGGCTGGGCCTTGGACTGACGCGGCCTGGTGGTGGGGGAGGGGGCGCTCCAACGCTCCCCGCAGGCGCAACTGGCGTGTGGTACGCCTCGGACTATACGGCGACCCCGCGGAAGATGATCAAGAACTCGGCTGTTAACGGGACGGCGGACGCCAACCTGCTAACGGCCTCGCGCAGGCAGTTCAGCAACGTCCGCTTTTTCACCACTTCGGGCACGCCGACGATAACTGATGCGAACGCCACCGCGCCGGACGGCACGACTTCCGCATCAACGCTGGCGAAAAGCACAGCGGTCGATTGGCAGCTTCGAGTTATAGGCGTTCCGCTCACGTCGTTCCCGGCGGGCACCTATACGATCTGTTGCAGCGTACGCCTTGTCTCGGGATCGGGCGACTTCCGGCTTGGCGACAATAACGGGACGCTCACGGCGTTCACGGCGACAGGTTCGTGGCAGCGCTTCGCCGTGACGACAACGACCGGCGGCACGAACTTCTTCCCATATCTCCGCGCAGCCGCGACGCCGGCAATTCAGACGCTGGAGATATGCGACTTTGAAATATTCGCGGGATCTGCTGATCTCAATCCGGCACCGCTCTCCCTGGCGCCACTCGCGGAACGAAACGGCGACCTGAGGATCGGCGTCCATGCCTATGACGCGAATAGCGTAGTGGCCGGGGGCTACCTTGTCAGCGCGAACAACGCGATGTCTCTGCTCAGCCTCGCTGCCAACCTGAGCAATAATTACACATTCGTTTATGTCATTAAGCGGACTAACGCCCCATCGTCGATTGCCTATGTTCCAATCGCGTCCGACGCCATGAGCACGGGCGACCCGTTCATGATCGGGCAGCATAACGGTCGGTGCGGGGCGCGGTTCAACGCGAACTATATCGACGGTGTCGCGGGCACAGTACAGCAGATGCTATTCAACGATCTGTGGGCGAAGGCTGGGGGCAGTCTGTTCACTGGTGCCAACCGATATAATGGCGCAGTGTCGTCGGTGTTCGTGAATGGCGTGAAAGGGATGAAGCGCAGCACAGTTATCGCCGCGCCAAGCGCCGTTAAAGATCTGCTCCTCCTGACTAACCGATCGAACTTGTACAGTGGCCTAGAACTTGCAGCCATTGCACACTGGCCGAGCGCGTTGACTGACGCGGAGGTGAAGCAGGCCGAAGCCGCGCTGCTGGCCCATGAAGCAAAGAGCGTCTCGAACAAGAAGACGATCTTCTTCTACGGCACGTCGATCACGAATGGATTTGCGGGGAAGTCCTATCCCTACATCTACGCGAACAACGCTTCTCCAGAAGTTCACGGCTTCAATGGCGGCGTCAACGGCGCGACCGTCTCCGCGATCAGTACGTCTGTGGCAGCGGCCCTCACAGCACTGTCCGAGTCTCCGCCAGACCACCCGGTTATCTTCAGCCTCGAAATCGGCGCGAACGACCTCAACGGCTCATATACCGGCGATCCATCTGGGCTTGCGACCGTCGTTGCCACGCTATGCGACAGTATTCGCACTGCGGGCTATAAGGTGGCCCTGCACACGGTGCTCAACCGAACCGATGCCGGGGGGTCGATCGAGACCCAGCGGAACACCTATAATGGCATCATTCGCACATGGGTCGGCACGCATGTCGATGCCATCATAGACGTGGCGGCGGATGCTGTCATCGGTACGGCTACGTGGTGCGACGACGTCAATCTCTCCCGCGACAAGATACACCCCATCGGCGCTCCGATCACGGGGACTGAGATCGATGTATATACGACCTATTGGGAACCGATCGCGCGGCCCATCCTGGACGCGCTTTGAGGCGCCCCATCGACCCACGAACCTTAATCACCCAGCAGTGCCTTAGGTCGATCACGCCACCCCGCAGGCCCCAGCACGACGCCTCCGGTCTCGACATCAATCCACGCGCCCTTGTTCTTATCCCAGGCGTCACGGTGCCACCTTGCCCTGTAGACATGTCCTGTCGCGGCCCGGATGAGGATGGCCTTGTTGCGGGGTGCTGTATCGAGGGAAAGGAAGTTCTCCTCCACGGCTCGTTTCTGGAAGGCTTCGTCGAGCTTTAGCTGGGCTTCCGAGCGAGGATGTTTCCGGGCCGCTCGCGAGTGATGATAGAATGCCGCGATCGTCTGTTCGCGGGCGTATTCGGAGGCGCGTTCTTTCGGGGTTTGATCGGGCATCAGAAGTCGACGCCCCTTTCCTCCATGACGGAAGCAACCCGGTCCACCTCGGGATCATCCGGGTCCAGCGATTCATACAGCTCGACCAGTTCGAGATCGGTCAGGGTGGATAGGTCGGGGAGGTCAGGCATCTGTTTAAGGTGGACCGATTCGACGATCTTGGGTAGAGGGGATGTGTGATGCGGCGGTGCTGATGGAAGCACACTGACCGGGACGGAACAACGTCGGGCCTTTGCGTGAATGCGTAAGGGTGGGTTGGGTGTCAAAATTCGTAAAGTACGATGATTTGCTCGTGCTTGCGTATTGCCGCAATCAAGGATTGGAAGGCATCCTCTATGTCCTGAGCGTAGTCGAATGGCGGATCTTTTTCGCCCTTCATCTGCCTCTCACCAACAGTTTGCAGCAATGGGATATGATCCTTGCCAAGGGTGCCGTAGAGGCCGTTGTCGAGTAGTAACTGATGCATCATGGACCGCCACCCCGGCGTTACCCAACGTGTCTCAGGCTCAATCGGCTGCCATCCTATAGAAACGCCCATTTCGGTCCTCAATCTCCCGACTTCTATGCGGGTGTGTTGTGGGTTCGAATCCCGCCGCGGAAGCCCGCATCACCTTCCCGCGCGGGGCTAGGGGGTGGGCGTAGCCGGTAGCGGCATCCAGTGGCTTGGGGGTGGCCCAGGAACACGCTGGTATCCTCCATCTTCGCGGAACATCATCCATGATCCCATATAGGACCGGGCAACAACGCGCCTGATGCCATTCCATACAAGCACATCAACCTCTTGGGGCGCTGAGATAATCGGCATCCATAGGTCAGGAGTAGCCCAGCTTTTCGGGTCATATAGGCAAGACCATTCAACTTTGCTCATCCTTCATCCTTCTCGGGCGGGGCTAGGGGGTGGTATGTCCCGCCCGCAAGAACCTCGTCAATTCGTCCTGCGGTCGCGCGTAGAAAGCCCGAAAGGTTCGGAATTGGCTCACCGCGCTCAAGGATGGCCGCGATATCGAACATCCTATCCCGCGATAGGACCAGCGCCTCGCTAAACCGCTCCGCGTCGTCCATCTATACCTCCTTATGGCCGGGGGTGGGGGTGAGAATATCCCTGCGGTAAAAGTGCGGTAAACATGCCATCGACTCGGGCAATGTTCCCATGCCGTTCGCATTTGACCGATTCAGAAAACCTATATATTGCCCCGTTTGGGCGGGACGGCGCAAGCTTCCCAAGCTTACGACGAGGGTTCGATTCCCTTCACCCGCTCCGCAGTTTTCAGCCATTTTCTGAACTCCCCGCGATTTTTAGTGCGGTAACAGTGCGGTAAACGTCGTTTCCGAACGCCCCCGGCGCCAGCTTTTCAATCTCGTCGATGATCGATTCGGTAGCCGCCAGCGCCAGCCCATAATTGGCCGGATCGGGCAGCGCGTAGATGTCGCTGATGCTCGATTTGACATGGCCGAGCCACATTTCGCCCTGCCGCCAATTTGCCTCTCCGATGCGCGATCGAACCAGTGTCGCCATCGAGCGCCGGATGAGCTTTGGTCCGGCCTCACGGTCGCCCGGCAGGCCAAGCGCTTTGCGCATATTATCCCACGGCCCCCGGATTAGATCGACGGGCATGTATTTTCCGGCGAAGTCCAGATGCGGCGAAAACTGGCTCGCGATCGGGATACGCCCACGATATTTCTTCGTCTGTCGCCGGCCTGGGGGATTGAGATCCAGAACGCGAGCGGCCGGGGCCCATTGCGGGGCTGTCAGGTCGAATATCTCTTCGGGCCTTGCCCAGGTCGCCACGGCTGCGCGTAGGTAGCGCAGCAGGTTCGTGCGATAGCCTATATAGACTTGACGCTCCTTCTCGCTGCGGATGTTGGGCCCCTGTGGATCGAGGCAGAACCGGAACATGGCCGCAAGCTCATCCACGGTAGAACGGTGCTTGGGCGACGCCGCCACCGCCTTGGGTTGTTCGGCTGTGAACTGCGCACGCTGGCCAGGTGTGGCGTTGATAGCGGCTGCGAGCTGGAGAACGCAGCCCTCGACCGCGCCGATAGTGCGAACGCGCGTTGTGCGGCCCTGAACGACGGGCTTTGCCGAAAGCCATTTCCGGAAGCCGTCGATCCACCGTTGATCAATCTGCGCGCAGGTGACGGCGGGGTTCATGATTGCGAGATATTCGACGGCATGGGCCAGCCTGCCCTTGGTCGCCCGGTAGCCAGTCTTGCCTTCGCTCAACAGCAGATAGTCGGCTATGGCGTTGGCAAGCAGGGGACTGGCCTCTCCGTCGAAGGGTCTACCGCATGTCTCGCAAAAGCGCTGCCCGGTTGCCTGAAGGTACATGCGATCGAGCGCTAGCCGGGCCTGCCCGTTATCGACTGTACCCGCCGAAGCGCTGCGCTCACGTCTTGAGGCGCTGTCGTACCAGACGATTTCGTGGTTACGCCCCTCGCGGGCGTAGAGCTTGAAGTCTCCGCGCTGATAGAGCGGCTTCGGGCGCTTCGTTTTAGGCACTGGTCCCTCTGCATTTCGGTGACGGCCTCGCGGAACTTGGCAATAGCGCCCGTCGCGACAAGCAGGTCAAGATCGGTCGGCGATAGCTGTATGCTCCGCTCGGACTCGATCTTCCGCGTCAGGCGCCGGTCCAGGTCAAAGATATGCGCTGTCATCCTACCCCTCCACCCCGCTACCGGCGCGGGCTTTGCCGAGATGCAATGTGCTCGCGCGGGAAAGGAATTCGCTGAAGGTGATCGGAAAGCCGACAGCTTCGCGGAATAAGACATAGGCGGCCCATCGGGCTTTGCCCGGCGTCTCAGCAAGAAACGGCTCGACATCGTAGCCGTCGATCAGGATAGCGTAGCGCTTCAACGTTCGCCCGCTCATTCGCCCCTCGCCTTGTCAGAGGGGAGGGCTTGGCGGATTTCGAGGCCTTTATCCTGGATAAGGTAGGAGCGCGGCCCGCCATAGACTTTGGAGCTTGTCGCGAGCCCTTTTTCCCACAGCGAGTTGAGCGTTCGATGGGCGGCCCCAAGCTCTGCAGGCGTCCAGCCATAAGGATTAGAGCCCGCATCGGCCAACGCGATCAGCGCCCGCCTCTGCGCCTCCGTCAGCCCCCGCACCAAGGCGGCTAGATCGGGCGGGGTCATGGGCGGCGCCCTTCCTTTTTCGCGCGCAGAAAGTGCGCTATGCCGAGGCTTCCTTTTACCGTTCCCAGGCCGTCTTCGCCTATGGTGTCCACAAGCTGATGGCCGTCCGGCAGGCGCACTCCCAGGTCGTCAGTGCTGCCAACATAGGCGCGATCCCTGTTGCGCAGGACCAGGTAGCGGTGCGCGGCGTCTATCCCCATCCTATTTCCCCTCGCGGCGTGAGCGGATGGCCTGCTTAATAATGCGCTTGGCCACGACGATACCGGTGTCGGCGTCTGTGAACGGGTTGAAGCCCTCCTCTTTCTCGGCACGGTCGATCTCGTCGCGGATAGGCTCGAACAGTTGGCTTCCGAGAGTGCGGCCGACCGCGCGGCTATCTTCCATGGTCTGACCGCGCAGGCTCAGCGCCCATGCATAGCCCATGTCGAAGATGTCGTCGGATGACAGCACCCTATCCCGAACCTGCGCCTTCCCCCGGTTGAGGGTGGCTAGGGCTGCGCGGGCGACTGCTTCATACCGTTCGCGGGTCAAAATATGGTCGGGGTAAAGGATCGGCTCTATTCCCCTGATTACACGCTCTACCTCATCCTCCCCGCCGTCGCGCGGTGCGAGGCGTTCGAGGAGGTCGGCGGCTCGGGCACAGACGGGATGCACATTATCGCCGGGGTCTTTTTCATGCCACGATCCGTCTCTGCGGATATGGCGCAACTCCTTAATCAACTCCCCCACCTCCCCGGCCTGCGCTTCTGGGCGGGAGAGGATGGTGGCTATAACGTCATCAGTGGCCTGCGGGATCGAGCGCTCGGAATAGCAGACACTTCCGATGATACGCATGATCTGCTGGCGCGCCTCTTGCGTCACAGTGGGATCGGGGGCGTTGGGTTCAGTCACAAATCGGACCTTTCTTTTCATCCCAGTCATTGTACCCGTTCGGGCACCTCTTTCGCGCCAGGCGTTCAGCATCCTGCAGGCACTTCGTTGGGCTGTCGCGCTCAGCGCAAACATCGACGGCATAGGCCTTGCTAACGCTCGGGAAGTTGGCGCAGGCGCTAAGGGCGAGAATGTAGCCAGTTGAAATAAACATAGTAAAAATGCATGCCTTCTTCATGATGACTTCCTTTCTATGCCGCTCATGACTGCGCACTTTCTTCGGCCACACACTCCACCGCCGGCTCGTTAATGACGTGCTCAAGCTCACCCGGCTTGGGCCAGATGAATGCATAGGCTCGACCGGTCAGAACCCACCACGCAGCGCGAAGGCGGCCAGCGGTATAAGGTTCGGCGACGGCCAGCACTTCGCGAGAATGGGGCGGTAGAACCTTGCAATAAGGACTATAGATATGCGCGAGCTTGTGAACGCCCCAAGGTGCGCACTGCTCGACAACCACCTTATCGTGGGTCATTGGGTCAGGCATATCGATAACCCTCATATTCACGGCGAGTCAGAGCGCGCAGAATGTCCTTTTCGCCGCCATAAAAGTTATTGTTGCGATAGGTTGGATGCCGCAGAGAATAGATAATCAGCGGCTCAACTGGTCCATGGCCCCAGCCATGCCACTTCGCCTCAATCCAGCGGACCTCTCCACGCTGCTCGCGGCCATGGTGGTCGACGTAGAGGACATGTTCGCCGACACGATACTTCGGTGCGGCCGGCGGTGTGTCGCGATAGCCTGCGCTGCTCATAGCCCTTCCTCCCCACCCTCGGGCTGAAGCGTGGCGCGTGCAGCGATACACTCCTGATCGAGCGCGCAAGACTTCGGCATCTGGCAGCCTCTGTCGATTACGCAGGCGACAATCCCACCCTCGGGCTGAGAGAGCGTGGCTGCGAATTCGTTGCTCAAGCGCTCGATGTGATGGAGGCAAGTTGCAACTTTGACCCGACTGTTCCCGTTCGCGCCGCGCCCAAGGCGGATAACATTGTTCGCCATAACCGCATGGCCACGTATTTCGGCGACGTTTTTCCGCGCAGTGCTAAGCGATTGCTGGGCTGCCTTTAGTTGATCGCTGCATTTGAACCACTCATCTTTCCGATAGTCGGCCTCTGTCTTCCAAGCATCCCGCTCTTTCGTCACCTTGGCTAGTTGGGCCTCGGCTGCGGCAAGAGCGCCATCAGTTCCGGTAACGACCCTCTCAAGATCGCGGATGCGCGCCCGGTCGGATTCACCTTGGCGAAGTGCGGTGATCAGCCGCGCAACTTCCACGCGCCTAACGACCGCGTCATCGCCTGGTCCGCCAGTGCGGCGGTTCAACAGGTCATATTCGATCAGTCGTATGGCTTCGGCAATATCCGTCGCCCCATGCTCATCACAGGGGCACTCGTCGCCATGGTCTCGGTTGTCGGTCATGAGGATTGCTCCACCTTGGGTGCAGCTAACGCAGCCTTTACCCGGTCGCGATCGAGCCAGAGTACAATGCCAAGCTTGCGGGTGCCGTTCAGGTCGATCGGAACTTCGGTGCCAAACATGATCTTCGTGCCAGACTTCGCCGAATAGTTGAGGTCGGTGGCGCACTGGTCGAGGAACTGTATTTCCAGTTTTTCGTCACCGCCAGTTGCCGCAATGAGTTCGGTCAGGGTCATCTCTCACCACCCTCTTGTAGCCCGCAGCCGCGCTCCGAACGGACAGGGGCAGGGTGCTTGGAACGGGGGCTGTTCCACGAAGCAGCGGGGGATGGGTTAGGCATTGGGGCATCAGTCCATCCGCCGCTTGAATGGATGCACATCGAACACCGTTGCGCCGAAGATCGGGTCATGGACCGTCACCTTGGCGCAATCTCCGCGCGCCGTTCGTTTGAAAGGCAACCGCATTGGCTCACCCGCTCCGGTGCAGACGATGTGATCGCCATCGACAGTCACGTCGTACAGCCAATGGAATTTGTATGGCGCGTTGAGGCTTGCGCCCTCCAGCATGCCCATGTCCGCCTCTGCGAACGTCTTGACGTAGTTTCCGATGATCGTGCCCATCACATCACTCCCAAGAAAAAGGTGGCCATCACGGCAATAATCGCGCACCCGATCAGACAAGCGCAGATGTTGGTAACGCGGGTCACTTGGTGCGCTCCAGTTCGGCCAGCAATTCCAGCGCGCGCGGCGATATGCGATCGATGATCGTTGTTGCTGCCAGCGTGCATGAATCCGGATCCGGGGCCAGCCCCAAGCCCACCGGGTAGCCGAGCTCGCTGATTGCGTGCTCCAGATCGTTCGCGATGGCGTAGATCAGGGAGTCGCGGACGGTTTGCGATATCTCGCTCATGGCTGTTCACCACGGGCGGCGGCGAGGGCGGCCATCCCCGTCAGCATTTCCGCGGTCAGTCCATCCCGCGTGCATTGCTGGCGCAGCACATCCTCAGCCTCGTCCAGCGCCTTCCGGGCGAAGCAGGCGGTCTCGTGAGCGGCCTTGTAAGCAGCCGAGAAAACCGGCCATGCGTCGCGTCCTGCGTCAGCCGTGTCGTAAAGCTGACGCTTGGCCTGCACATCGGCCCAAAGGAGCGCCAGGATGTTGATGCGGTCGTGCTTCATTTCGCAGACCTCCTTTCGGCAATCCGGTCCAGTCTGGCGGGCAGATTGATCCTGTCGCGTGCTGCCTTCTCAGCGCTCTCGATCGAGGCAAGCAGGCTCTGCATCGTGCTGCCGTGGAGTTGTGCGTCGAGGCGGATCATGCGGCACCTGTCAGCTTGTGCCGCAGCGCCATCGCATCCCACCATGCGTTGTGCTGGACCGCGCCTTTGAGCGGCGTCGGGTAGCAATCGACGTTGTGAACCTTGAAGGTCATCCGGGGATAATCAACCGACGCCCAACCGCCGCCGTCACCCGTGCTGATCGCCTGACAGAACCGCCCGATGTCGACCGGACTGTCCGCGACAATGACCGGATGCTCGTCGCCGCCGATGAAGGACCGCAGTTCCGCGCCCACCTCGTTTTCCGGCGTGAATACGCGCCCCATGTCCGCATGGTGGGCGCCCAGGTGCGGAACGACATTCTCGCGCACCCACGGATCGAAGGCGACATTATCGGTACGCACGTAAAGCGACCGGACGACGCCGATGAGCGCGATGCTGAGCAGCGGACCACCGTGGCCGTCGAACTCGCAGTCGAGATAGTAGCGGCTCACGCTCCCACCTCCCCCGCCCGCACATACAGCTCGTCGCTGTCGAACAGGGCTGCGGCTGCGAGAAGGATATCGCCCTGATAGCTCTCGGCATGGTCGCAGCAGTTGGCCCATTGCCGGTTGCCGACGATGCCCAGGCGCTGCCAATAGGTCGCCTTGTCCAGCCAGATGCGCTTTTTCAGGAGCAACATCATCAGCGCATCGATCTCGCGCAGTTCGCGCTCGGCTTGGGTTTCCGCTACGGGGTGAGCGTGGAGGGTCATTTCAGCGCACCACGCAATTGCTGTTGGTTGGCCCGTTATAGATCCAGCTACCGCCGCGATTGATGCAGGCTTTTGCGGTTTCTGCTTTCGCCCTATTCTTGAAATAGCTGTCGACCGTACATGCCGGCACGATCACGATCCCGCAGAACAGCACTAAGCCGATGACTGCCTTGATCTCCGAATCCATCTCATCTTCCCTTCAAAATACTGCCGTCATCCTCGGAGCCGGCCCTTTCCTAAGGTGTGGCTCTCTGGGGATGGCAGGTTAGGCGCTGAAATACTTGGCGTTGCGGAGGCGCAGGCAGGCGAGCGACCAATTGATCAGGTGGCCGTTTCCGGCGCTGTCGATGGCGAGCCAGCGGCCACGAGTGCCGGTTGCGAGCATGGCCCGCTTGATGGCATCTCGGCTGTAGCGCTCAGCGTGCGAGACGCCGCTGCGATCGGTGAAGAAAACCCAATCACGATGACCCTGCCGAGCCCTCTGTTGGACATCTTGAAGCCTAACACCGCTGTCCATCATCTTCCTCCTGTGCTCGCCGTCCGGGGACGGGGTGTGCTGCTCGCCGTCTTCGGTCCGGAGACGATCTGGCGATGGAGAAGGTGTGTGCGACTATCGCAACAATCGCAATACATAAAATGCGACTATCGCAAAAAAGATTGCGATTGAGGTTTGCGATCGGTTTGTGGCACGATTCGGCCATGCCCCTCCTCATCTGCCTCTCTGCCCTCGCGATCGACGGAGACACCCTCCGATGTGCGGATGACACGCACCTCCGAATCGCGGGCATCGAGGCCAACGAGCTGCACCAGCCCGGCTGTCATCTGCCGGTCTGTCCTGCGATGTCGGGGGTTGAGGCCCGCGAGCGGATGCAGGCGATCGTCAGCGGGAAGACGTTGACCTATCAACCTGTGGGCAAGTCGTGGAACCGGGTG